GCGCCAGAAAGACTACTACCAAGACCCGCTATAGCTGGGCCTAACACGGCAGCACCAGTGAGACCTGCTACTGTAGCAAACAAACCATCGCGTATGTACCCACCTATCCCGTCTGACTGTAGGTTACGAGGAGTTTGAAAGCCTGTCTGTCCAGCAACGCCATCTAGGTTTAGTGCAATGTCAGGGCCGTACAAAGCCTTGTTAAGATCAGGAATGCCAGTGTCAAAGAACTGATTGCCTCGTTGAATCTCCTGACCGCTGTCTCTAATTGCTTGGGCAGCTTGTTGGATATCCTGTTGATTGTAACTAGCTGGAGAGTAACCGTAGTAAGACCCTTCAGATGCAGAGGTTCCTGTTTGCCTGATGTCCTCACCGCCGTATGCCTGATTTACATAAGCCTGATTAGTAGGAAGGGGAGCAATGTTATTCACAATGTCTTCAACGCTACCTGTAAACATACCAGAACCAGACGGGGGCTGTTGACCAGTAGCCATCTCTCTAGCTTGCGGCTGAGGATCAGGAGCGCCTCCTAGTGACAGCGTATCAAAACGCCCTGCACGTACAGCGTTATTGTAATTAGTTATCTGTCTTTCGTTTAACGTACCATTCGCCATCCCCTGTTGGAGAAAGTCTAGGTACTCTTGTGAAGGTGCTGCCATTATTGATTTCCCATGTTAACCCATTTACGAGAACCGTAGTTATCAATGTCGTCTACTTTGCTGTGAAGGTTCGCTCTATCTTTCTTCGATTCAGCAGCGTTCGCCTGTAGCTGAGCAATGTCTAAATCCTGTTGTCGTTGCCACTCATGAATAAACTCAAGCTGGTCTTTGTTGTTAGCTCTAGCTGTCTCAGCAATACCTAGCTCTCTGGCATAGCCCTTAGCTACATCATCAAGATCATTTATATTACTGTACTGCTGTCTCATTTCTGCCTTGATCGGCTCCATCGACAGCATCGTGTACTGTTGCACCCAGCTAGACCCACCGAAAATAGCAAGGAGAACACCCATACCTACCGCAGCCCAACCAGCCCAGTTAATATCTCTAGGAGTATTAAATCCTTCGATAAGCTGATCAATTTTCTGCTCTTGACGTAGCTGACCTTGAGCCAGACTAGATAACTGACCTTCCATCGCAGTAACCCTAGCATCTGTATGATATACCAGTTGCCGTAAGGAGGTCTCGTCCTTGTTATTAGTCATGCTCCGTCCTAAGTTTTCTGTAGGCATCGTTGTTTAATTGGTCAAAGTTTGAAAGACTCTCACCGCTAGGTATAAGTACCAGCGTCTAACAAATCCTGTCCCAAGTTCCTTTAGTAACTCTCTAAAATATACGTCCACGTCTTTCTGTGATTGTGTTGGAAGATACCCTTCATCAACCAGTATACATAAAGCATCGTGTGCGGCTGAGGCTATCACCATGTCAGGAGTATCAACAGCACCAGTAGCAAAGTCCCATACAAAACCAGTACGCAACGTTAGCAACCCTGTAGTCTCCAAACGTATAGCACCATGCTCAATAGTATGCTTGGGCTTTATAGTAGTCTTATAAGACTTAGGGGCCGATAGAGAACCCTTTCGCTTTTCAATCAACTGATAAGAAATATGTCTGTTCACTTAACAGCCTCTACTTTACACTGCCCATCTTCAAACTCAATGGTGTAACTAAGAGCATTACTTGCTGCCTTGTCATCCCTGTGTCGGGTAACCTTGCAGTAATCTACACCACCCATTAATGCGTTATACAGGAAAGACGCTTTCCCTTGTGATACCGTCACGTACTCTGTCCTCTCGGGTGACTCCCTTGTAGCCGTAACCCCGCAACCTGTAATTATAAAGGTCAGACTTATTACTAGAATCTTCATGCTTCAGTCCAAAGAGAGGGAACAACTTTAGTTTGCCATAATGCAAGTGTGAGAGATTTAGTCATTACTGTTCTGTCTAAAGCGCGTTAAACTCGTTATCAAAATCAACTGCTCTTGCTGCATCAACGTCCTCGGCTGTCATAATCTTAGTGACGCAAGTAGCTTCAGCTTCAAAACACTTCTGAACGTGCGAGTGGACCAAAGAAGCCCACTCCATGACCTCAATGTTGCTGGTTGGGCGAAATGTCAGCACGGGTTCTCCATCCGTAACGTCAGCGCATTTCCACACACCGCCGTCAACACGCTCCCCCGCTTCAATAGCAATCCGAACTGAGGCAAATCGGTTTTGCGAACCAACAGATGTGTCTAGGTAATACGCTTTACTCTCCGACTCATCCGTCCAAATTATTCCGCTGCTTTCCTTTGCATATCTTGCCGAAGCGATGTCTGCAATTAGCAAGGGGGCAACCTGCTCTAACGTTTTGGGTGTGTTGACACCCCAGTAAAACCGGGAGTCGTAGTCAGTGCCTTCCTTCCAGACAACTGTGCCAGAAGGCAGCTCCCACACCCGACCAGAGAAAGAGGTAGGGGCAGACTGAGCCTGTAGCTGGTCAGCAATGCCTGCCTCTACTTGTTCCTGTAGGGTGACCTCGGGTGTACCTTCCTCTGCGTCAGCCTCTACGACTACGGCGCTCTGTAGTGCAGCGAGGACTTCAGCCTCAGTGCTGGTAGCTGGGAGGTCAACACCCTGAGTGCCATAGGAGCCAGCAGATGCCTCGTTCTCTACACCATCACACCGCCAGTGGATAGTGTTGATACGGTCAGGAGCGCCAGCAGCGTCCAGTGAGAAGTCTGTGGTCACGATAGACCATGTGTATGTAATCATTAGTTAGTATCCAGTAGGTCTAAACGTGCTGTCAGTGTGTTGATTAGTTCTTGTTGTTCTTGGATGGCTTTCATCATGGCAAACATAAAGTCTGTGTTAAACACAGCGTCCATCTTTTCGTCTTGATAATCCCAAGACTCCTTATCTACAAGCTCGGGGGCTACAGTTTCGACCTCTTGAGCAATTACGCCAAGGTGGTGTTTTTCGTTATTCTGGTCTTTGTAACGAAAGTTTCTTACTGGTATACCGCAGATTTTGGCGAGGTAGTTGTCAGAATCAACAATGTCTTTTTTAGCCCTTCTGTCTGACAGGTTTACATCATTAGCTTGGTAGTTAACGATGCCTCCATTTGACCTTACCGTAAACCTCGTTGCTGTGGCATCTCCTCCTCTAAAAAACGTGCTTGATATGTTGTTTGGTGAAGTAGCGAACGATGAATTAACCCCTTGAGGGGTACTCCCAGTGTGTACAAATGTTGCCACATAACTATTTGTAGTCGAGTCACTTACAGTTAATCTATTTGCACCTGTAGTAGTCCCCACCAGCAAGTTACCAGCGGAGTCGATACGCATACGTTCAGTGGCTTCTGTGTCGGTGTTAACTCCGCGAGTTCCAAGACTGAGGCTACATCTAAAGTCGGATGTGGCGTTCTCAAGAATCCTAATATAAGCAGCGTTTGTAACTTCGGATTCAGCCCTCTTAAAGCCAAACTTAGCATCGCCAGTCACCGCTCCCGAGGCTCCAGCGGCGGAAAGCATCATGGCAGTCGTACCGTTTGTTCTTTGCTGGACATGGAAATCTGCATCTGGACTGTCAGTACCAATCCCTACGTTGCCTGTACTCACATCCACAAACAGTGTGTCGGTGTCTACAGACAAATCTCCTGTAAAGTTACCACCAGTCTTAGGTACGAAGTCAGAGCCATTAATATAAGCACTAGCCCACACTGAGCCAGTGTATACCTTCATGTCATCATCAGTGGTGTTAAAGTACAGAGAACCTGCTGTGAGAGCATCACCGTCATTATCAACGGTAGGGTCTGATGCAAAAGCACCTAAGTACCTGTCATCAAAGTCATCAAAGGCATCAAGGGTAGCGTCCCTTGCAGCCTCAGCCGCAGTCTGTGCAGAAGAAGCTGAAGAAGCACTAGAAGCTGCGTTGGTCTCTGATGTTGAGGCATTACTTGCTGAGGTAGCAGCGGCTGTTTCTGATGCCGCAGCGTTAGTTTCAGAAGTAGAAGCTGCTGATGCACTAGAGGCAGCGGCAGTCTCACTTAACCCTGCTGCTGTTTCACTAGCTGCTGCCGCAGTTTCAGACAAACCTGCTGCTGTCTCGGATGCTGCCGCATTAGTCTCAGATGTTGCTGCGTTAGTTTCAGACGTACTAGCTGCCGAGGCAGAAGCCGCAGCATTGGTCTCAGACGTACTAGCATTAGTTTCACTAGTAGCTGCATTAGTTTCAGAGGTAGCCGCAGCAGTTTCAGAAGCAGCTGCATTGGTCTCGGCTGTCTCTGCTGCCGTGATAGCGGTGTTGATGGTAGTGTTAAAGTCATCTCCATCTAACAGGTACTGCTGGGCATTAATGATGTTAGCCACAGTAGTTCCTGTAAGCTCTCCATCATTAGAGTCAAGCTTAGTGGCAACCGCTGTCTCAATATTGTCGAATTCGTTGTTTAGTTCTGCACCCTTAACAATCTTATCTGGATCGCCAGAAGGCAGCACATCCTTTGCCGAATAGTTAAGTGCTTTTGTATAGTCTGTCACTGCGTTCTCCGATTAAAACACAAAAAAGGGCTACTCAGATTTTTCCTTTCACCCTTATTTAAGACTTATTATTATTGTATAAGAGTCTTATAACAATGCCTTAGTTCTTAGGCACTGCCAGTACGAAGCCTGACTCGGGACGGTATGTTTCAATACCATACAGAGTGTCAGCGGTGTACAGAGTTGCAAGATACTCTTGCTTGTACTGCTGCTGTGAACGGACAGACATCTGCTCACACATAACAACGGTGTCCTTGTGGAACAAGAACGCGCCAACAGTATCAAGAGTAGATGCACTGTTAGATGCAGCAGTCTCAAGTACAGGGCAGTTGTTAGACACGTAAATATCGATGCCGTAAACAGAACCGATTAGACCAGACTTAACAGTACGCTCGTCACGGAAGTCGCTAGAGACATATCGCTCTACGCCCATGATAGCATTACGAAGAGTCGGGGGAATAACAAACGCACGATTGTCCAAAGGAACATCGTTCTCGTCCATTTTCTGAATCAGTGCTCGGAAAGCCACATCATCAAAAACGTCAGCAGCTACTACAGTGTCAACAGCATAAGGCGTAAGGGCCGAACCACCGTTGTTGTAGAAAACGTTTGAGTTAACCCAATCAGTACCGTCACCTGCAAGGTCTTCCAACTCTACACGTGTACCGTCACCAACACCAGTAAAGCAAGCAAACAAATCATCGTCCATCTGCTTAGCCAACTGATAGCCAGCATCGTCAGTGTAGTGCTGACGCAGGGAGTCCTTTGCTTGCACATCAACGATAACTTCAATCAGCTTTGAATACTCAAAGTGACGATCAATGTTGACGAGCAGTTCAGTATCCAAAGAAGCTTGAATGGTTACCGCAGTACCCGCGTCCTTCTTGCTCGCAGTCCCGCGCTCAGGCTTGGGAATGTGAAGCTGCTTAACCTTCTGACCCGTTACAGGCATTGACTTACAAAGCGGAACCATTTTCAGATTCGTCTTGTAAGAAGCAATAACCTCATCAGACCAGAGTTCGGGAAGAAAGACATCGCTAGAAGTCTTATCAGTTACAGCGTTAGCTGTAAAGTATGTTGCGCTAGTTTCATTAGCCATTTTATATTACTCCAAAAGTTTTGTGTTGCCCTTCGGAGTTAACGTACTCTACCCTCAGCATACGCTTGACGTATGTCAGGGAGCTTGCGTTTGTACTCGTCAGGACGTTCAACCATCATATTAACAACGTCAGAGCGTTTATAAATCGGCTTTCCTTTCGACTCAGTAGAGCTTCGTCCACCACCAACAGCTGCCTTTTTAGTTGCTTGCTGCCGCGCAATATCCTCAATCTCTTTAGTCTGAGCAACGTAACCCTTACGATCTTTCCAAGTATTGAACAGGTTGTTAGCAGCCTTAACATCAAACTGCTGATCTGCTTTCACAAACAACTCAGTCCGTACTTCGTCTGCCTCTACCCAGCGAGCAAACTCAGGATTCTGTATGATTTCCATCATGTCAGGATGCGCTTGTTGTAACTGCTGCATTGATGCCTGACGCGTGTAGTCTTCAGAAACCTTCTGTGCTTGCTTTACTGTTGGATGATTTTGAACCATCCGCGAGACAGCATCTTTAGGGTTAGAAAAGAAGTCCGTTTCATCGAACTCTTCCTCTTGTGGTGCGTCTTCGAGTTGTGCCGATTGTTGTTGGATGTAATTATCCACAATCTTTCGAAGGTCACCTACCTCCTGCGACTGCTTCCCTTGAAACTTTTCCTTCTCCACTAGGATTTGGACTAGATCAGCTGTAGACTTACCAGCATACTTCTCAGGAATTTCAATCTCAGTGCTTTCAGAGGTTGTCTCTTCCGAGGTCTCTTCAGCGTTGATGTCGGTGAACTCTTCTTCGCGCTCGTTTTCTTCTGTCATTGTTTACTCCGCTGTGTCCAGTTATGGAGAATATAATGGAAACGTCACTGTGAGTTCTGTTTCCGTTCTTGTCTGAGTTTCTCTTCCCTCTTACGTTCCCACTTGATCTTAGCGCCGGGAAAGTCCCCGGTTACGCCCTCAAGTACAACGTTCGATGGTGAGATCAGACGTTTTGCTTCAGCTCCACACTCGCACCTACAATGAGTAAGTGAAGCATCCGCATATCTTTCGAACATTTCGCCGCTGACAGCACAGCGAAAGTCAAACATTCTTCTAGGCATCAGGTATTTGCCTCTGCGCTTGGATACCCTCCCAAGTTTGTTCGCAGGTTTCCTCAAAGTTTAGTAGCCACGCCACCGCTTTAAGTTGCCCTTGGCAATCAAACAGTTCCTTTTCATTCTCAATAGATTGAATACTGTTAAGACGTTGTGCGTCTTGTCGTAGGTCATCCATCAGCTGCTGCCACCCACTAGTCTTGAATAAAGAGAAGTACGTGTTGTAATACGACTCCAAGGTAGCAAGCTGTTCTGCTGTCAAGTCTTCATTTTGCATAGTTTTTCCTTTCGGGACTATTGACTTTGAGATTCAAAAGTGATACAATATATACTATTATATCATACTTTGCTGTAAATGTCAAGCATTATTTTTATTTATTTGCAGTCGTGGTCTTTTTAGCAGGTGCTTTAGCCTCCTCCAGCTTAGCAATCTTTGCGTCCAGTTCCGCGAACTTGATATTAATTTGCTTGATCGCGTCTATAAAATCTTTTTTGTCTGCGTATAGGGCCATTACAGTTATCCTTAGGTTATTATTACTTAATACTTTTTGTACCCTTACACTTCCATCGCTTCCTGCTTAGGTTGTTTGGGGTATTAGGGTCGTTTCTCTTACTAGCAGGTAGGCGTTTCTTAATACCTGCTGATCTTGCACAATAGCTATCGCCTTTAGAAGTGCCGGGTTTTACCCTAGAACCTCCTCCCTTGGCTTTACCAGCCTGACCATAGCTAACTTTCTTTCCACTGGAGGTAATCTTAACCTTAGCCTTACCTTTTGCTGGTTTATTAGTCGGCATCTTATGCTCCACTGAATACTAGGATAGACATATTATTATGAATAAAGTCTTTCTTGTCTGCGTATAGGGCCATTACAGTTATCCTTGCTTAGTCATTGAGTTTATTACACTAAGTCGCATAGAGTCGTTATGCTTCTTTTCATCAAGGCTAAGCTGAGCATTCTTACGTAGCTCCTGCATCGCCTTAATTCGGTAGTCGAAGGACTTGTCCTCTTCGTTATCCTTGAGGTCATTGGTAATAGCTTGCACCAGCTGAAGCTGAATCTTCTCAGGTTCAACCTTACCTTCTTCGATATACTTGAATGCACGTGCCTTAGATTCGTCAGCTTGTGCGCCGATAGCGTCAGTCTGTGCTTGCTTAAACGCCATCTCCATCTCATGCATTTGATTCTGCATCTCTTGCACTTGAGGATTAGGTTGCGCTGCTGCTTGCAACTGAGCCACCAACTTCTCTTTGTTAGAGACAGAGGTGTTCTGAACAACAGACGTAACCAGAGTGTTGTAAAGCGGGGAGTCTGGTCCCATAGTCTGCAACAGTCCAACAAGCTGCTGGTTCTCAGCCTCACGCCCAATAGTACCCAGTGAGGTAATAGGCGTAAACGAGTAGTCAGCTGACGGGTAGTTCTCAGAGTCAAACTGCATGTACCGCCAAGCTGCCTTGCGTATCAAAGGAATCAGAAAGGACTCTTGAAAGTTCACTACTGTGCGCTTGTGGCGCTTGATGACAGCCGCCATGCTCATAGTGACTGCACCAGTCTTAGCCCCTGCTACGTTGCTCAGTAGGCCAGTGCTGTCGATAGCACCTGTAGACTGTTGTACCATGTCTTGCAAAGCTGCCGCTTGAGCAAAGGTAATCTGACTAACATCACCCAACTTAAACGGAGTCATAATCTCATTAGGGTTACCTTGAGTCAGGAACACTTTGCCGGGTTTTACTTCAGCTCGGAAACCTCGAGGCAGTCTTGTAGCGTCCATTGCCATCATAGGGTGAACTGTCAGAGCCAGCGCATCAACACGCGCACGTATTTCTGCATCCAACGCCTTTTGTGAGTTGTAAGCCTTCTCAACAACGCCACGGCCCCGGAGCTGCCCCGGAACTACGTCCCATTGGAATGTAATAACAGGACGGTCACACATCATGTACGGGTTCTTAGTAGCCTTCAGTACCGTACCGCCGTTGGCAATAACAACAACAGCCTCAGTGTACCGCTGGGTAAGGTCAAGGTCTTTCTCCGACTCGTACTCTTTTAGCAGCTCAGTAGGTACAAGACCATAGTAACGAACAATCTTAACCTGCTCAACGTTGTCGCTAATGGTAGAGTTGTCAGGGCTTAGCTCAGTTGAAGTAAATACAGTAGCTGATACATTCTCAGGGAGATAAATACCATCGTCTTGGAGTTGCTCAATGTGGTGTAGTCCTACGTACTCTTCAACAGCCACACCCAAGGCATCATCAACACAGGACGCACTGGGGTCATGGATAAAATGTTTTTCCTGTACAGGGTTTAGTTTAACGAACGGACGAGTGTCAACCTGTACACCGTAGCTAGCCATGTCACCATCCATGGGCTTACGGGTAGGTTTCATCACCTTCCCTTCTTCAATGATTAGCTCACCAACACCAGTACCAGTAACAGCAGCGTTACAAAGAACTTCAACACAAGCCTGTCGAATCTTGCAGTACTTGAAGTCCTCCATGAGCTTGTTACGAATCTGCTCTACATCAATACGCTCTTTAGGATCAACGTCACCTAGATCATCTTCAATGTCAAACCAGTTACCACTACCAAAGCAAGCCTCTTCAACCTCAGCCGTAGAACTCTCAACAGCCTGTGAGGTAGCAGGAGCAATCAACTTGGAACGCTCTGTCTTTCGCGTCTGGTCTTCAGCTGCCCACTGGCCCCGCCATATACGATAGTACTCTTCGTGCTTGTCTTCGTACTTGGTACGGTAGTGGTTACGCCACTCAGTCGCTAGGGTGTTAACCCACTCGCCCAGCTGACCAGTGTAGAGTAGTTCACCGTCTTCGTTGAAATCCATATTAGTATCCTATTTCCCATTGTTCCATGTGAGTGTTGTTCTTTTTGAGATTCCACCAAGCAGGAACCAGTTGTAGGTTATTGTAGTTGTGTAGACCGCAAGCATCCTTATGATTTAAAGGAACCGTATGGTCGATGTGCCAATCAAAACCCGTGGCCTTTTTACGAAGGGGTCGAAGATCACACAACTCAGTAAATACAAACTCTGTCAATTCACAGTCTACTTTAACCCTGAGCCTACGCTTGTTAAAATACTTTAGAGATGATGCTCTGCGTCCTATCGCGTTTGCTGAGAGTTGTTCTAAGTATTCTCCACGCGTTGGGAACCCCTCACGCTCTCTTTTCCTAGCGTGTTCATCTTTCCTACAGTCAGGGTTGCTTGCCCGCCACTCTGCTACACACTCTTTCACGCAGGTACGGCACTTGTTCAACCTACCGTCT